GCAGCAGCAGACGGACAGGAGGACGGCAATATGGGCATAATATTTAACGGGACCGATCTCGCCGAAGCGATCCGGAGTCCGTTTATCGTAAACGCATTCGTAGAGCACCCGCCGGACTTCGTACTCGCGGAGCCGGATATCAGTTATACACCCGTCCCAGGCCGGAATGGGGATATCGTATACGACGACGGAAGTTATAAAAACGTATTAATTAAATATGATATCGCGGTCCGCGGAGCGGTTGAAGAGATCGGATCTAAATTTGTTAATTTTCAGACGGTCCTGCGGGGCCTTTTTTCTACGTGGCTTTATCCGGCGACGAAATCCTCAGACGGATATTACAGACTCCGCGATACATACGATACGGGGCATTATAGACTGGCCAGACCGTACGGCCAAATCCAGTTAGAAAACATCTATGGTTATAACGCTCGCGGAACGATCACATTCGACTGCCGGCCGGAGAGGTACTTCGTGCAGACGCCGCCGACAGAGACATTTTATCCGCCGTCGGGATCAATAGATAATACAGCTTATAACTTCCCGGCGAAACCGCTTTTACAAGTCCGGGTTCGCTCAGGAAGCACCGGAGCCTTCGCGATCTATCAAACCGGCGGGAACTTATACCGGGTGCAGATCGACAACGCTCCGAACGCGGCTATAAATCTAAATTGCGACACCCAGGAAGCCACGCTGGGAGACGGAACGAGCGCGAATCAGTATATCACGATCTCTGGTGTCGGATCGTATCCGGTACTCGAGCCGGGAATCGTCCAGAGCGTCGCCATGACGGGCGATATCATGGGATTAATACTCGTTAATCCGAGGCGGTGGGAGATATGATTCGGCTATTTAATAAAACGGATACGGTATTTACGACTCAGGGGATCGGACCACTACACCCGACACGCTGCGAGATCGCGGAAGAATTAAACGGGCTTTATGAGCTCGAGATGGAGCTCCCGATCACGGACGCGCATTATAACGATCTATCGCTGCAAAATATAATCGTCGCAAAGCCGAACCCGTACGAAGCAGCGGAGCCGTTCCGGATCTATCAGATAAGCCGGCCGATCGGCGGGATCGTCACAGTAAACGCCGCCCATATATCATACGATCTGAGCAAATACGCGGATAAACCGTTTACGGCTTCGACGCTCGCCCAGATCCTAAGCAAGTTAAAAACGGAATCGATCGAGTCGTGTCCGTTTACTTTTCAGACCGACAAGACCGCGACCGGGCTCTCGTACGTGATAACGACTCCGCGGTCGATCCGCTCGCTTCTCGCCGGCTCGGAGGATTCGATCCTCGAGTCGTTCGGAGGGGAGTGGAAATTTACAAAATATGCTTGCTATCTATACACGGAGCGCGGCCAGAATCGCGGGGTGTCGATCCGTTACGGCAAGAATATGCTTGATCTAAAGCAGGAAGAGAACTGCGCGAACGTATATAGTAAGCTATATCCGTACTGGACAGACGCGGAGGGGAATCTCGTCGAAGTCGCCGGGCGTACGATCACGATAAACGCCAACGGGAACGGCGTTCTCGTACATGATATGTCGAACGATTTCAAAGAGCAGCCGACGCCGGCAGAGTTACAGACCGCCGCGGAGAATTATATCCTGTCGGCGAATCTCGCGGTTCCGATCGTCAGTCTCGACGTTAAATTTACTCAGACAAATCTGGCTGCGGAGACGATATATCTCGGGGATACGCTCGCGGTCGCATTCCCGCGCCTTGGAGTCAGTACGACGGCGCGAGTCGTCCGAACAGTATATAACGCTATAATCGACAGATACGAAGAAATCCAGGTGGGCGACCAGGCTCAGACCTTCGCCCAGACGATCGCGACACTCTCCGCAGACTCGACGACCGGAACCGTCGGCCAGTCGATCATCCAGGCGGCGGTGGATAAGATCGCGGCAATGATAACCGGACAGATCGGCGGGACGATACAGCTCAGGGACAACAACACGGACGGAAAGCTCGACGCGCTCGAGATCCTGGACGACCCAAACCGCGCCGACGCGCTCGATATATTCCGATGGGATAACGCCGGAGCACATCTCGGACTGAAGTATACCAACGGAGGAACGAGCGGGACTTTTCACGACGTTATTCGCGGAGTCAGCTCCGGAGGCGTAAGCGCCTGGTTCTCGCGTATATACGCGAACGGAAGCAGCGCGAAAATCGGCCAGACCGTAACCGGCTCGAATACGATAACGAGTATATCGTCCGCAACGTTTACGAATATCGTACAGATCACGCTGCCGAAGGGGACGTGGGTTGTAAACGGACAATTCCGGGTGTACGCCGGAGCCGCCGGATTCGCGATGGCTGCTATATCGACGGCCTCAGCAACGGCACAGACGACAGCGGGAGGATTCGCCCAGGTTGCAACGACCGCAAACACAACCCAGGTGGCTATGAACGTCTGCCGGATTATAACAGTAACGGCGAGCTCGCAAACGATCTATCTCGTCGGTTATCAGGATACCGGAAGCGGAATCTCGAGGAATATAACGGCCGGGCAGTCTCATCTGACTGCCGTCTGCGTCGGATAAGAGAGGAGGGCAAAAGCGATGGACTGGACGACTATTATCGCGGCAGCTATCACGGCCGCCGGCGCTTTTTTCGGAGTTTATTACAGCAACCGCAAAAGCGCGAGCCTTCTCGAATACCGGATGCAGCAGCTCGAGAACAAAGTCGCGGCACATAATAAGGTGGTCGAGCGGACCTTCCGGCTCGAAGAATCGACCGCGTTACAAGATGCGGAATTAAAGCGAATAAATCGACGGCTCGAGATCGTCGAAGAAAGGGGAGCAAAGCAATGAGGGACTGGAAAGACTGGGCAAAAAAGGCCGGGATCAGGGCACTGAAGACGTTCGCCCAGACGGCTGCGGCCACGATCGGAACGAGCGCGGCGGGGCTCTCAGAGGTTAACTGGCTCGCGGTTCTCTCCGCGTCCGTCCTCGCGGCGATACTCTCGATATTAACATCGCTTGCAGGAATCCCGGAAGAGAGGAGGATCAGCGATGGCATATCCGAGTGACGTTATACGGATCGCACGAGACGAGATCGGATATCACGAGAAAAACACTCCGGAATATCTCGACCAGAAAACCGCACCGAACGACGGAGGCGGGAACTATACCAAATACGCCAGGGATCTGGACGCGATCTCGTATTTTAACGGACGCAAGCAGGGATTCGACTGGTGCGCGGTATATTACGACGCGCTCCACGTTTACACCCTCGGAGACGGCCTCTCCGCACGAGTCGCGCTTTACCAGCCGGACGCGAAATATAACTGCGGCGCCGGTTGTACTCAGCAAGCGCAATATTACAGAGACGCAAACGCTTTTTATACAGATCCGAAGCCAGGCGATCAAATCTTCTACGGCAAGCCGGGCGACGAAGCCCACACCGGACTAGTGATCGAAGTATCAGATAAAAGCATCGTAACGATCGAGGGCAACGTTAACAACGCGGTGCGGCTTATCACGCACTCGATAAAGGACGGCTCGATCGTCGGATACGGACGGCCCAGATATCTGAGCGGAGATCCGTATGTCGTCCGAGTCGTAAAGAGCGGAGACACCCTGAACCAGATCGCCCAGGAATACGACACGACGGCCGAAGAGATCGCGCGGGAGAACGATATCGCAGATCCGGACGTTATTATCGTCGGGACGGTTCTCATATTTAAGCGAGGCACAAAAGAGTGGCACACGACCGAGATCTTCGCGGAATTCGGAGACCGTAACAAGGCCGTAAAAGTAATCCAGGCGCTGCTGCTTAAAAGAGGGCTCTCTCTCACATACGACGGATACTTCGGCGCGGAGACCCGGAGCGCAGTCATGACCTGGCAGCGGTCGAAGGGGATCACCGTTGACGGAATCGTCGGAGACGAGACGATCGCGACGTTATGATTACATTTACAGCGGCCCAGATCTTCGCGATCTGGCTCTGCGGATACGTCGCCGGCTTTATCCTCGCGGCGATATTAATCAGGCTAAGCAAATAAAGGTTGTAAACGTATTTTATACGTTGAGTCTCTTATAAGATACCCGGAGAGATCCGGGTTCTTTTTTTATTTAATAGTTATTTAATAGTTAACGGAATTTTAATATTTTTCAGAGCCGAAAAACCGCATAAAACCGTGCTTTTTAGTATCCCGAAATGAATGGCATTCAAGAGGTCATGGGTTCGACTCCCACCGTCTCCATGGGGAAAACCGGCGGTGCCGGCTCCGAACATTTAATAGTTATTTAATAGTTAACAAATAAAAAAGAGATCGCACCGAGCGGCCTCTTTTTTAGATGGGCGAATTTACGCCCAGAATCGCGCAGGAGGGCCGCAATATATCCAGGCGGGCAAATATACCACCAAGATATAAAAATCGATTACAGGGCATCCTGAGCGCAAATATCAATATTTTAATTTGCAGAGCTCCGCGCGGAGATACTCCGGCGGGTGTATAGTATATTTCGAGAGGTGCACGTCTCCGGAGGAATGGCCGACGATCTGCCGGGCGGCCGTCGGATTTACTCCGCACTCATCCGCGCGGGTTATAAAGGTCCGCCGGCAGTCGTGCGGTGTATGACCGGGAAGGTTCCGGACGAACCAGTGCTGCACGAGCCCAGGCTTCCCGGAGAGGGGAAACAGATCCGGAACGAGATCCGCGATCTCAGGATGGACCGGGACGAGGCGATTTATACCGGCTTCTGTTTTCAGTCCGGCGCGGAAGGAATCCGGACCCAGGTCGTGGACGGTAAAGAGCTCGCCGACACGGAGACCGGTGTATAACATAACGAGAGCAGCGTCGCGCCACCGGCTCCGCGGAAGCGTCCAGATCGCGCGGACCTCGGAGACCGTAAAAGGATTCCGCTTCGGCCGGTCCGTCGCAGTAACACGGACGAACGCGGAGAGATCTCGATCCGTCAGTCCGAGATAATCGGCGTACTGGTAAAGGCGGGAAAATAGCAGCTTGATCTGTC